CTTAGCAGCTCACTGTGAATGCCTAGCTATGAATGCGGAGAATATGTGGGCTGCTATTGTCAATGAGAGTCCCAGGTATCTGGAGAAAGACTATGTCAAACTCATGGTGAAGTGGGGACTTATTGACGAGAAGGGGAATCCACTGATATGAGCAAGACTAGTGAGGAGGTAGTAAAGAGAAGGCTCGATAGCCTAAACAAGTTCGTCTCTCTCAATGCACCAGGGATAATAGTAACAGATGCAGTCTGGCTACTATTTAAGGCCTGCCTAGTACACTATGGCTATGAGAATGGTAAGCTCATGTTCCTAAGCATCGCTGCAAATGAGAGAGAAGGGCTTCATCTTTGTCGCACTGACAAGTGTGATGGAGATGTATATAAGCATGGGCTATGCAAAAAGTGCCATGACGAGATTATGAATATCGAGAGGATGCTGGAGGCAGGAGATGAGCAGGAAATCTGATGATATGGAGAGCATCATGAGTGGAGCAGCCCTCATTATAATCTCAATCTTCCTCTTCTTTATGGCTGGAGCCTTAATCTCTGAACTAACAGATGGAAAGTCTTGGCATCCATCTATAACCTACAAGGAGTATTGGAATGAGTAGGCTAATAGTAGCAACTGGACGAGATGTTATCGTCTATCTAAAGGCGGTCGATAGACTGCAAAAGGAGCAAAAGCATGATAAGGAAGCAGACAAAATACTGGACAACATCAGACGGAAGGAAGCTAAGAATCTGCGACATGGACGACGGACACTTGGCTAATACAATAACTATGCTAGATAGAGCAGCTGAGATAAAGTCACTTCAGATTCACGAAGAGCTCTTGACTGGAGCAGAGTTTATGAGGGGCGACATGGCCAAGGAGTCATTAGAGAATGAAGCAGCCTCAGTAGCTATGTTTGGTGTCTATCCAGGTAATCTTTTTCCGCTGTATGATAATCTAATTCTGGAGAAGGAAAGGAGACGCAGTATGGCAGTTCGTGAATTCTTTGTAGCAGGTGTGAAGTTTCATGACCTGAAGAAGGTCATTGGAGAGCTTGAGGAAGGTACGGAGTTCAAGCTCGATCCGGAGCCGGACAATAAGTTTGATTCCAACGCAGTCCGGTTAATTTTTAACGGGACTATGTGCGGCTATGTCCCGAAGACTCTCAGCGCTGAAGTCGCAGCCCTGATAGATCTCAGAGGGGATGAGGTCCATTGTACTATCACTAAGCTTGATCCTAATGCTCAGCCTTGGAATCAGTGCATGGTAAGGGTCTGGGTCGAGGGAGAAGAAACCGGAACAGCTGACCAAACCGAATTCTAAGGAGGACCTATGTCCAAGCTTGTAGTTTATTGTTCTAATTGTGGCCTGCAGTTGCCAATAACTCGCAAGGCCCTACCTAAGCACAACACTATCATTGAGCTGGTTGATCCTCACGTTTGCCTGGATGAGCCAGTTGAATTCAGCCTCAAGGAAAGTCCTGTTCCAGCTTACAACCCAACTCCAAAAGGCAAGTTTGCCAAGAAGCTTGAGGAGGTAAGCCCGAGTAGGCCATTTCCTATCCCTTCAGAGGGAGAAGAACTAAAGGATCGTAGACCTTCAGAGCAGATCAAGGGCCCTACGACTACAGCTCCTACAAGAGTGTTAAATCATGTGAAGACTGCAATGCCGACTGAGTCTTCAACTCCTATGATAGATCCTGAAGAGGATAGCCCTGAACCTAGCGAGAATTAGACTATGCGAAGAGTCTACATCGTAAACAGATCGCCACATGACTTTAGCAGAGCTGAACGTTTTGGTAGGCTGGTGTATCTGTCGGACGGCTCTATCAATCGGTTCAGTGTAAGCCACATGGCTAGGCTATTTAAGGAGGCCCTAGTGGACTCTGAGCCTAGCGACTATCTAGTACTCTGCAGCCTCAACGTGATGAACGCTGTGGCATCAGGAGTATTCGCAGCTAAACACAAAAGGTTGAACCTGCTACTCTACAAGCGAGGAGACTATGAAGAAAGGAATATAGTTCTATGAGTGAAGCAAACAATGCAAAGGTCTTGAGGAAACTGGCTGACCTCTATGATGAATATGACTCTGAGGAGATAGAAGGAAAGGACTTTGATGTCTGGTGTGACAAGTACGATAAGGCTTTCATGAAAGTCCTAGATGTAATAGTCGAGGAATGTAGGCAGTCTGAGTTCTTTGGCAACCTCCTCAAACGAATTGCCAGTAAAGTAGGAGGACTTCACAAGAACAACAGATTGCTGTAAACATTCTATTTGACTTCTACATTGTAGAAATGGTACAATAATTCACAATTAGGAGACTCACGCAAAATGATAACTGAGCGTACACTAAAACAATGGCGAAGGGACGCACTTACTTGTGAAAGGGATCCTGAGACTTCTCCCACTATGCTAGGTGGACCGAACGTCTCAATGGACATAACTCATTACAAGAAGATCAACAGACGAATCCTTCGCCTCACACAGGAGCTGATGGATATTTACTTGGTCAAACGATAGGAGCAAAAGCAATGAGAACACCAGTAACTTCTGTCACTAATCTAGTAATTCAAATCGCTAGAGAAGAAGTGGAAAGATACATGGATTCTAGGAGGCGGGACTTGGATAGCCTGACTGATCTAGGCAATAAGTTCTGCGAGAATGTAAAGTCTGATCTCGAAAAGGTCGGAAGGCGATGGGAAGAAGAAGAGGATAGTCTTCTAAAGCAAGAAGTTAGAGCTGCCATCGCAGTAATAGCCAAGAACCATCACAGATCTCCAAATGCTATAGTATGCAGAATAAATGATAATGAGCTTTTGGAGATTGCGAGATGACCTTTCCACTTATACCTCATCCTACTTGGGATCAGCGAGATTCAACGAAGCTCACTGATTACAAGTCTTGCGCGAGAAAGTACTTCTATGAATACATCCTGGGCTGGAAAGTTGATAGACCAGCTCAGGACCTCCACTTTGGTGCAGCCTGGCATATAGCTCGAGAACACCAGCTGCTCCACGGCTATGGCGAAATAAATACTGCATTCAACCTATTCCTAGCTCACTATCGGGACGAGTATCCAGAGGACACTGACAGCATCTACCTACCTAAGACTCCTCCAGCTGTGCTTGCTGGCTTGCTAGCATACTATCAGCAGCAGAGTCATGACCTGTTGGATTATCAAGTAGCTGAGGTCGATGGGAAGAAGATGACTGAGATCTCCGGCACTGTCCCTGTTGACGAGAAGAGGGTCCTCCACTATAAGATAGACGCTGTCATGGTGAATCTGCATGACATGACTCTTGAAGCTTGGGATCACAAGACGACAACTGAAAAATGGTTCCAAGACACTCGCTGGGACAATGAGTTCTACCTCTCAATCCAGAATGGAACTTATACTCATTGCCTCTACTGCCTATTTCCTATTGCACAAGTTAAGGGAGTTAAGTTCTGCAAGACTGGATTCGGCTACTTGTCCCGTGGCTCAGCCAATCGCTCTCAAGGCCATCATGTAGGCATACGCTATGTTGAAGCCTTCAAGAACATAGAACAGATGAACATCTGGCTATGGAATACTTTGGATATCATGGATGACATAGATCGTGACATGGATAGGCTACATCACTGCAAGGAAGAGGATCCAGTCATGATGGCCTTCCAGCAGAATCCTAACTCGTGCACGAGCTATCGTGGCTGTCCTTACCACGACTTCTGTATGACTTGGAGCAATCCACTCCAACGCTGTCATACTCCAGAAATCGGCTTTAAGGTCGAGTTCTGGGATCCTTCTGCAATGGATACTCGAAATAAGATGGACTTGAAGAGGATAATATAGTGGTCTATACCTACAAAAACGAACTAGTAAACCTACGCAAGCATTACGAAGGTGACCCACTTCAGAAGCGATTCAGTGTACTCATAACTGGTCGGACTGGCTCTGGCAAGACATATCTTCTGAGGACAGCCAGACGTCCTATCCACATAGACTCATTCGATCCAGGTGGCACCAAGTGTCTGAGGGATCTAATTGCTAGTGGAGATGTAGTCGCTGACACTCGGTGGGAGAGCGAAGATCCCTTTGCTCCAACTGCCTTTGACAAGTGGAAGGGCTCAACTGAGCGTCGCCTGGCAATGGGCTACTTCGACCACTTCGGGACATACTGCCTTGATAGTGCAACTACTTGGGGTGATGCAGCTATGAATGATCAGCTCAAGAGCCGCTCTGAGGCAGGCAATGTACCTAATTGGGGCAAGGACTATGTGCCCCAGAAGGTGGCAATGGTCAACTACATCAAGAAGCTTATGCACCTCAAGTGCGATTTCTTCTTGACTGGACACCTTCGTGAGATTGAGGAAGTACTCTCAGTCGATCCTAAGACAAACATAGCTCACAAGCGCACAGAGTATAGATTCTTTACTACTGGTCAGGCAGTTGTCACAATTCCACTCCTCTTCGACGAACTTTATGTACTCATAGCAAGGGAAACATCTGGTGGGCTAGATCGTAGACTTCTGGTCGAGGCCCAGGGCAAATACATAGCTAGGTCCCGACTCAAGGGAAAGGGAATACTGAATGCTGAGGAGCCTGCAGATATTAAGGCCCTACTCAAAAAGATAGGCTTACCAAGTGAAGATAAGCCAAAGCTCGACTTTACATTGGATGAAGAAGATAAGGGAGGTGACTCGGAACCCAAAGCAAATGAGATAAAATAACACTAACTAATTTCGGAGGTTTAGCTATGGGAACTGGAGAACCAAAGACACTTGCTCAAGTATTTGAGCAAATGCAGAACCAGGTTGACCTGCTGGAAAGACTCAAGGAGTCAGTCAATGGTTTGGAAGATAAGCTGACTTGCGTCACGACTCCGTCAGCTATGGCCAAGGAGAGTGAAAAGTCACCTGAGCAAAAGCTGGTGCCGCTAGCATCGGATATTCGAGAGAATAATCTGATCCTTAGCTGTCTCATAGATCATCTCATCGAAATGAGACAGCGCATTGAACTATAACATCAACTAATCAAATAAGGAGATTTCTTTATGGGAGCAACTGATTACAGTAACATGGAACAGGAAATACTTGACGCACCGCAGCCCTTTCCAATAGGCAGGGCAAAGGAAGTCAAGGCGCGTGTCACTCGGATCAAGCTTGGCACATCTGAGAAGAACAATGACGCGAGATTCATTATGCCCTACTTCGACATTCCAGATGAGCCCCTCGCGACTGAGTTCAACGATTTCTTCTGGGATCCTCTGGATTATCGGAAGATAGATCCAAGCCAGGTCGCACGGAGTAAGGCAAAGTTCAGCAACTTTGTCAAGTGCTTTGGCATTGATCTCAGCAAGCCAATCGACTGGGAGGCTGAAGTACCTGGCAAAGAAGGTTGGATCATTACTGGCAATGTCCAGGAAGATCAAGGCTACGGAGAGAAGTCAACCGTCTCGAAGTATGTCACTGGACCTGGAAGCGGACAGTCTAAGGCTACCTCTGGCAATCCCGGAAGTAGTGGTTCCAGAGACGACGACATCCCTTTCTAATTGAGCAAGCTGGTTCCGTAGGCGAGGACGTAAGTGGAGAATGGACACTAAATCGCCGGGCGTCCACCAGCCAGCTTCTCATCTTGGGGGAATCATGAGAGTTCTAATACTAGGAATCGACGGCTACATAGGTTGGTCACTTGCACTACACTTACTGAAGAAGGGCCATGAGGTATGGGGACTAGACGACGGCAGCAGGAGAATGAATGTCAAGCTCGTAGGAAGCGATTCCCTTACTCCAATAATAGGATGGCCTGACAGAATTAGAGTTCTAAGAAACTATCGAGGCTATCAAGATACGTCTTATGCAACTCTTGGAGAAGGAACTGCAGATGGACTACTCCATATGCTGGCTATATCAGAGCCACAAGCCATATTTCATCTAGCTGAGCAGCCATCGGCCCCCTTCTCTATGAGAAGCTCGGTTGATGCAGCCTTGACTCAGCGAAGGAATGTAGTAGGAACTTTACAACTTCTTTGGGGTATGTATACTATAGCCCCTTATGCTCACCTTATTAAACTGGGAACGATGGGAGAGTATGGGACTCCTGACTGTGTAATACCTGAAGGTAGAGTCCCTGACTATCCATGCGCCTGCTCCGATCTGCAGAGCCAAGAATGCCCTATGAGAGGCCTCCTCTTCCCACGTACTGCCGGCTCATTCTATCATCTCTCAAAGGTCATGGACACTCTCAATGTTGAGTTTGCATGTCGCAACTGGGGCTTGACTTCCACTGACATTATGCAGGGAGTAGTCTTCGGCCTAAATGAGTATGATAGCATGGACGAGATAACTCGCTTCGACTATGATGAGCATTTTGGAACTATCATCAACAGGTTCTGTGTCGAAGCTCTCATCGGCCATCCCCTCACCCCATACGGAGCTGGAGGACAGACTCGCGGCTATCTGCCACTGAAGGACTCGATTCAATGCCTTGAGATAGCTATGATGAATCCTCCGGCTCCTGGAGAATATAGAACGCTCAATCAGTTCGACACTACCTACTCAGTCAATCAACTGGCTGATACCGTAGCCAGATGCGCTGACCAGGCAGGTCTTAAGGCAAGTGTCAAGCACATAACTAACCCTCGTAAGGAGAAGGAAAAGCACAGATATGATCCTATCCACGAGACTCTATTCAAACTCGGCTATAAGCCTACCGGCGACATCGAGCAGGAGATAACGAGACTCATTGCTCATCTCGCTCCATATACTGGCAAGGTAAAGAAGGAAGTCATTCTTCCCAAAACTACTTGGTTTTGAGTTCGGATAAAAATTAACAGAACTGGAGACTATTGTGAAAAATGATGAATTTGTAACTTTGGTGGAAAAAGCTTTGAGGCGATCCAATGATCTGCTCGAGAAAAAGGGCAAGCAGTACACCACTGAGGACGGAGACAGACTTGGGCAATTCAAGAAGGCTGCCTCCCTGTTGTCAGGCGGAGAGCCCATCAAACCTCTCATCAACATGGCGGTCAAGCACTTCGCAAAGCTTGTTGACATGGCAGCTCATCCTCATGACTTTACTCCTGAAGAGTGGATCGAGGTCCTAGACGACGCTCGCAATTACACTCTGTTGGCGGAAGGAGTACTAGCTGACTCAGGTGTCTTATGACACGCTGGATTGCATCAGTAGACTATGACAAAAGAAGTAGAGAGCGATGGGATCTCTACTTCTACAAAATCTGTTGTGCGGTAGCCTCAAAATCTCCCTGCCTATCCAGACAGATTGGGGCCATTCTAGTCCGTGATAACTCTGTGGTTTCCACTGGCTATAATGGCCCTCCAAGGGGAGTGTCTCACTGTGGGTCTGCAAGACTGAAGACTGATCAAGCTCTAATTCATGAAATAGCTGCAAGAGGGCTAGAATGGAAAGAGGAATACAACTCAATGTGTCCTAGAAAAATACTAGACTTCAAATCTGGTGAAGGACTAGAGTGGTGTCCAGCTCAGCACGCAGAAGAGAATGCAGTCTCGAATGCTGCGAGGCTTGGAGTGAGCGTCAATGGCACCACTCTCTATCTAAACACTCAGCCTCCATGCCAGAGATGCCTTGGCACCCTCATAAATGCAGGCATAGTAGAGATTGTAGCACTTACCTTGAATCACTACGATCCATTAGTAGGACTCCTAATGAGTAATACTGAGATCCTACTAAGAACCTTCTCATTCCAGGAGAAAGAATGTCACTAGACGAATACACACCACGCTTTGCATTTGAGATAACTGACGAGCAGAAGGAGCGGGCTGCCAAGCACTTATCTCAGCATGGAGCTCGTCGTGCAATCTTCAGTCGCATCCTAGATGATGTACTAGATATGATAGAGGAGCACGGTCCTATGTGCATGGGACTCCTAATGTCAGGAGCTGTGAAGCCCAGAGATATAATCAAGTCAATGGCTAAAGTAGAGGAAACTTTGGAGAAGAGCAATGAATAATAAAGTAGAGAAAGAGTCTTCAGATCCTATTGCATTTCCTAATTTGAGGGAGAAAGCAGATCTACGGCTGATTTGTAAGATGTGCGGTAGACTTATCGACCTTAGATGTGTAAATGAGTATAAGGTAGACAATCCGGAGACTAAGTCATTGGATAGAGTCTGTGGTCCTTGCTTTATGCTCATAAGAATAAATGACTCACTACAGGAGATCTCTGCGAAACTAGGTTCACCAATTCCGAGGTTTGATAGTCATGGCAGAAATTGAGGACTTAGGATACTTCTCTGTAACAGACAAGAGTCGAGATGAGAATCTCGAAGAACTCAGACGCATTCGTCTATCCCGTAGAATTCCTGATAAGCAGGCAAAGGCAAGGACTGCTAGCAGGAAGAAGAAAGAACTACCAGAGGTGGAGGTTAGCCCAGAGCAGGCAGCTCATATACTTGAACTTCTAGGAGAGAAAGAATGACCATAGACGTAGGCAGAGTCGCTATGATTCCTGTGGAAAAGATCATCATTTGTGATAGAGTTAGGAAGGAAATGGGTGATCTGGATGGGCTCGAAGAGGATATGAAGGAGACTGGACTGATCACTCCTTTAGCTGTCCAAAGCACATCAGATGATAACTTCATCCTCCTTGCAGGGGAGAGAAGATTCATCGTCCTCAAGCGTCATGGAGTTGAGGAAGTACCTGTGAGGATCTATGACAGGGACTTGACTGAGCTCGAGATGAAGGTTATAGAGAAGTCAGAGAACTTTCATCGCAAGGATATGGAGTACTGGGAGTTAGATCAGCTGACCCTTGAGATTCAGAAGCTCCAACAAGAAGCTCACGGGGTTAAGGCTTCTGGTCCTGGAGAGGGCTGGTCACACGCTAATACAGGACAGATGCTAGGAGTCTCTAGGCCATCAGTGTCTCAGGCAATTATGAGAGCTGAGGCTAGGGAAGCATTCCCAGAACTATTCGCAGATTGTAAGACTGCGGCTGATGCATCTAAGATAATTAAGAAACTTGGCGAGGAAGCAGTGAAGCAGCAGCTGGCTCAGAAGCTTCAGGCTGAGGCCACTGATACAGACTTCAAGAAGATCTCAGATAGATTTGTTATCAGGGACTTCTTCGATGGAGTAAAGAAAATCCCAGACGGAATAATTCACTTGGTCGAGATAGACCCTCCATATGCTATTGAACTCTCCAAACAGAAGAAGAAAGATGGTGAGTCAAAGTATATACTGGACAACTATAACGAGCTACAACCTGATGATTATAAGCAACTAATGCCAAGACTCTTCGCTGAATGCTACAGAGTCATGGCAGACCACTCGTGGCTTATCTGTTGGTTCGCACCTCAACCATGGTTTGAGAGTATGTACCTATGGATTCGAGGAGCAGGCTTTGGCACCACTAGAATGTGTGGCATCTGGACTAAGGGAGTACCAGGCCAGAACATGAATCCATCTACTCGCCTAGCCAACTCATATGAGATGTTCTTCTACGCTTGGAAGGGGCAGCCAGCACTAAACAAACCTGGAAGCGGGAATGAGTTTCCATGTCCTCCTCTACCTGCACAGCAGAAGGTACATCCAACCGAGAGGCCAATCGAACTAATGGAGAAGATCTATGACACATTCGCTTTTAGTGGAAGTCGTGTTCTTATTCCTTTTCTTGGCTCTGGCAATGGCTTGCTTGCCGCTCATAGGCTTGGCATGGAAGCTGTTGGCTTTGAGCTATCAAAGTCTTACAAAGACTCGTTTTTGGTTAAGGCTCACAAACTGTTTGAAAAGTAAGTCCGGTTAATTTTCAACAGGACTGGAGGTTAGCATGGATTTAGTATTAGGCACCAACAAGATAGTCTTCGGCTATACTGAGTATGAGCTGGCCAAGCTAATAAAGCAGCTCCTGTCTCTCACTCTGGACAAGAAAGTAATCATGTCCAACAATAAGGGAAGGGCTACTGTGTTCTTCAAGGGAGATATTAGGCTCGTTAGGGACGATGTGAGAAAGTTCCTCAATCAACGGGAGTCAATCATATCTGAAGAAGCCAATATAATCTTACCAGGATAACAGATGAAGCACACCTATGTCCCACCTCGAGGAAATCAGAATGCAACCATGGCTCTCTGTGGTGAGCAGCCTGGACTGCAGGAGGTCCAGTACAATCCTCCAACTCCCTTCGTAGGACCTGCTGGTAGAGTTGCAGACCAGTGCCTCATCATGACCAAGATTATCCGCAGTGAGCTATATATCACTAACGTAATCAAGGACATGGACAAGCCTCTGGCCCACTACATCAACCTCGACTTCAAGCGCCATAGGTACACGATTAGCCCTGAGGGCTATCAGTACATACAGGAGCTAGGTGAGGAGCTTAAGCAACTCAACCTGAATGTGATAGTCGCATTCGGCAATGTGCCACTGATAGCCCTGGCTTCTCGAATGGGGATAGGTAAGTGGCGTGGCTCTGTCATTGAGTCGACTCTAGTACCTGGCCTTAAAGTCGTACCAACTTATCACCCAGCTACAATCCTTCCGCCTAAATGTAACTATCTCAATAAGCCACTTATCTGTGATGATCTACTCAAAGCAAAGAGGGAGAGTGAATACCATGAACTTAGACGAAGACCTAGAAAAATTATCACTGCGCCGTCTTTTGACCTTGCTAGAAGAGCACTTGAATATTGCTATGAGGCAGGTCTCAGAGGTCAAACTATTGCTTTCGATATTGAAGTTATCAATAGGGAAGTCGACTGCATCTCGTTCGGCTGGTGTGACACTCAGTCTATCTCCATCCCTTTTAGATGTTCGAGAGGAGACTATTTCACAGTTGAGGAAGAGCTTGAAATTATGCTCCTCGTCGCAAAGATCTTACAAGAAGAAAGGATCACGAAAGTAGGTGCAAATGTCATCTTTGATATGCAGTTTCTACTTCGTAAGTACGGTATTCGTCCTCGTGGGACTTTTCATTGCACTCAGATTGCGCAGAAGATTTCCCTTCCTGATTATCCTGCTGGGCTTAACTTTGTTACTACAGATCATAGTGACATTCCTTATTACAAGGAAGATGGTAAGCAGTGGATGAAGATGGGAACTGCTGCTAGATCCTGGGAGGAGTGGTGGAACTATAATGGGATGGACTCCATAGTGCCAATAGAGGCTATCCCCAAGCAGCTCAGGATTCTAGAGAAGCAAGGCAATTTGGAAACTTACGAGCGCCAGAGGAAACTGATCTATCCTCTCATCTACATGGGCGAGCGAGGGATCAGAGTCGACGTCCAAGGCATGACTGACTATAAGGAAAAGCAGGAGGCTGAGCTCAGTGTACTGGCGGCTCAGCTCAATGAGGAAGTAGGCTATCAAATAAACTACAACTCCCCTCAGCAGTTGATGAATTACTTCTATAAAGAATGCAGGATCAAGCCTTATAAGAAGCGCAATACTGCTGGAGAGTTCAAGGACACTAGTGACGTTGATGCACTCAAGCGGATCTTTAGACTTAATGTCAAAGGCTCTGCTGCAGCCCGCATCATGCTAGATATCCGCTCTCTAACAAAGCGTATCTCAACTTATCTAAACATAGGAAAGGTGGACGAAGATGGACGTTATCGAAGTAGTTATAAGCCTGTCGGAGCTGAGACCGGAAGGATCTCTAGCGGCGAGACTATATTTGGAGGTGGAGGGAACCAACAGAACTGGCCACATGATCTACTTAGATTCTTCCTCGCAGATGAAGGCTTCATTATATATTCCTTCGATCTCAGCCAGATTGAGAATAGAATCGTCGCTTACGTGGGAGGAGTTATATCGCAGATTGAAGCATTTGAACAGGGCATTGACCTCCACAAGCTCACCGCGTCAGTCATCCTCAACAAACCGTACGACGAGATCTCGTCAGAGGATGGCAGCTCAGACCTTGGCGACGGAAGACAGAGTGAACGATACTGGGGAAAGAAAGGGAACCACGCGATCAACTACGACGTCACCTACAAAACCTTCGCGTTGAAGAATGAGATACCTGAGAGGGATGCTAAGTGGATGCTAGAGAAGATTCATAGGGGCTATCCTCAGATTAGGAATGGCTATCAGGCGCTGATAGTCAACATGCTCAAGAACAATAGGACTGTCACCAATCTAATGGGACGTAGTAGACTATTCTTGGGAGCTATTCATGTAGATCCTTATACTCCAATGAGCGAATGTCAAAAGACTTATCGCGAGGCTTATGCTCAGTTTGCCCAGAGCTCATGCGCAGACAAGATAAATGAGCAAGGAGTGGAATACATCTACTACAACCAAAACCTATTCAAGCCAGCTCAGTTGCTAACTCAGCTGCATGATGCTGTAGTTATTCAAGTCCCACTCTCCATCCCCTGGGAACATCATGCAGATATGATTCTTGCTATTAAGAACTCACTGGAGATTCCCTATGAGTGGCATGGTAGGGAAATCAAGACTCCAGTTGATCTCGCCATAGGCTCCAATATGTGCAAGGAGGAAATGCTTGAGTACAAAAGTGTTAAGATACCTAGCGAAAGAGGCCTGCTTGCAGAGAGGCTCTTCGAAGCATCAACCACGCTCAGGAGTGCAAGTCAGAGTAAAGGATAGGCCACTGGCAATATGCGCTAAGTGCGGAGGCATAGACCACTGTCAGCTAGTCGAGGTAGATGGAGTCGAGGAACTCAGATGCATGAAGTGCATATCTAATCTTAGTAATTCTAAACTGTATAGGAGGAAACATGATTCCAGATGATACAGAACAAAAGGTTCTGCAGTGGGCAATGAAGCGAGGCCTGTTCGAGAACTCAACAGCTTGGGATCAGGCCACTAAACTCATTGAGGAGCAGACTGAGCTACTCACTGCTATCCATAGAGATCAACGTGGAGTAGTGATAGACTCTATAGGTGACATGATGGTAGTGCTGACTATGATAGCTCACTTCTATGACGTAGATCTACAGCACTGCTACAATTATGCTTATTTACAAATCAAAGATAGAACTGGTAAAATGGTGGATGGAGTATTTGTAAAAGACGATGAATGAACCAGGGATTCATAGATGCCAAAGAGATTTCTCAATGACTGGATTGACGGCTTCATGCAACTTACTGAAAACTCTGAGCCACCAGTTCTATACAGGAAGTGGACGGCCGTCTCAGCAATTGCTTCTGCATTGCAAAGAAAGGTTAGGCTGGAACTTGGTTTATCGTTAACTATCTATCCTAACTTCTACATCGTACTAGTAGGTCCTTCAGCTACTGGCAAAGGCACTGCGATGAGGTATGCCTATGACATAATGAAGGAGATACCTACCATCCGCATGACAGCTCAGGCCACATCTCTTCAGTCGCTCATCAGACGAATGAAAGAGACTAACCTGACCGACTTAGATCCAGATACCGGGCTTCAGGTCTATCATTCATCAACTACTGTCTTCAGTGAAGAGTTCACAGTATTCCTAGGTTATAAGAACCTGGAGCTAATCACATCTCTCTGCGACTGGTTTGACTGTCGCGAGAAGTGGACATATGATACTATTAAGCGAGATAGGGAGGAAGTCTATGGGGTCTGGGTTAACCTGATAGGTGGTACAACTCCCGACAACATACAGTCCTCATTCCCTCGTGAGGCTATAGGAGGTGGACTAACCTCGCGAATCATCTTCGTGAATGAGGATAAGAAAGGGAAGCTAGTTATATTTCCAGCTGCAACAAGGGCTGAGCTAGAACTGCAGCAGTATCTGATAAAGGACCTAGAGCAGATCAACATGCTTAGTGGCTGCATGAGATATACGGAGAAGGCTCTGGGAATGTATGCAGACTGGTGTCAACTCGCTCACGCCAATCCTCCCTTTCAAGACAATAAGTTCGATGGCTATGTAGGACGTAGGAGGAGGCACATCAATGCCCTTGCTATGGTATGTAGCGCCAGTCGTAGCAACTCAATGATCATAGGAGATCAAGACATTCTTCGTGCGGCTGAAATGCTAGCAGAGGTTGAAGTTAAGATGGGAACTGTCTTCAAGGGAATGGGAAGATCGGATACGTCTGGATTACTTAATGACGTTATAGCTTACATAGTCCACTCCAAAACAGATGAGATCCCTCTATGGCAATTCCTTAGGCACTTTGAGGGTGATGCAGATAAGTTCGTGATGGATAGAGTACTCAGCACTCTTGAGACCACTAAGTATATTACCCTTCTTAGGCGACCAGGTGCTGATGATACTATCAAGATATTACCAGCTATTAGGGAACAAAGTCCGGTTGAAAATTAACGGGACTGTTCGGCATCCTCAAGTAGGTGAACCCTAACTATAAAGTCCTTGGTAAACACTCCACCTGCTGCCATAATAGCAGCGGATTCATTGTTAAGCTGATCTATCTCTGCAGGAGTAGCATTCCTCATTCTCTTCACATAAGCCTCAGCTCTTCCTTGAGTGTCGAGGCGCCTAAGGTACTTCCACCATCTATGATGAGGTAGTTCCTTGATGGTCTCTTGATAGAGATAGTCCTTCACCAGTCTATCTCTGACTGCAGGATCACTCCACTTAGCTATGTAGTCCATAACGTCATCGTAGCTCTTAGTTCCTGCATAAAGATATCCATCTGTCACCTCGTCGAGACCACTGTTTATCTGCCAGTTAATATCTCTCCTCTCATCAGCTATCTCGTCGACGTCTTTCAGATGTCCAGCTTCTGGATTAGTCACTCCGTAGAATCTTCTGACTCCAGGAACTTTCGATATAGCATCTGCCAGAAGCTCTTCCCTCTGAGACTCAGGTAGGTTACCAAAGATCTCATCGTAAGCTTTAAGCCCGAATTGAGCATAGATATTGTCACTTGTTAGTAACTCCTCCACTGCAAATCTTAATCGCTCTGGACTGAGGCCAGTCGCAGTACCTATGTCCTCATAGAACTTAGGAGTAATTCCAGGTATCACTTCTCCTGCACTCCCCTTAGGACTTATATCGACTAATGGTTTAGGCTTATCAGTCTCAGGTCCATAAGGGAATCTATACCTAAGCGGCTCCTCAGTTCTTTGCCATACTGGTTTAGCTCTCCAAGTATCAATGTTGAAGAAGTAGCCCATGATAGCTGATAAAGTCGGAGGAAGAGTAGATATATCGGCTGGAGAAGCATCCCTTAAGGCCTTAACTACGGAATCCCAATTAGCCTCTCTTCCACAGAACTTATCAGTGAGAGCCTCAAACAATACCTTGAAGAACACTTGGCTCTGATCAATAGGCATTCTGAAGAATGGATATCTTTTGTTCCCCTGCTCATCTGTATATCCGAACTTATCACCTAGTGGAATGGCCAAGCTATTTCTTGCCCTAGGATCATCCTCTAAGTCTTTCATAGTCTCTGGATTCTTCTTCTTGTTAATTGAGTACAGAGCCACTATAGTAGATGCAAATGTGGCTAGCTTAAGCCAATTCATCGGATCTCCGCTTCCTGGCTTGAAGGATCTAAACAGTGTTCTGGTACCAACTATCCTAGCATTCAGGTAAGGCATGAAGTTATCGACTGCCTTAGAGAATCCTCCTCCTTCACCAAAGTTCATCTGATCAACTGCAGCGAACGTAGCTTCACGGGTGATCTTAGGATCCTTCCTAGCCTTCTCAACACTTATGCCCCTCTCCTTAGCTCTCCTCTTAATCACCCTCTCCCTGATAGCCAAGCGTGTCATGAGCTCAGATGTCAGATTCAGATACGACAAGACATTCTCAACCTTATCAAATCCTGTCTCCAGCCTATAGCCTCTACCCTTACTCAGCATTCCCTGCTGAACCAGGAAGTCCATGCCTCCGCCTTCATTTATATAGTCATTGTACCTTCCTGTCCTATGAAGCGCATCATAGAATACATCCCTGAAGTCACTGGCCATTTGAGCCATTGCCTTAGGAGCGATAGGACTATACAGCGATCTCCACTTTCCGTTCTCCACGACTCTAGCTGCAAACCAAGCATGCATCACGTCTCTAGGTAAGTTAGCTACAGCGAATACAGGATTGATACCGGTGGCAAAGAGCCTAACTATAGGAGCCCCACTTAATACTCTTAGAAACTTAGCAAAACTCCCAGTCAACTCAGAGCTCATCGAGAGCCACTCCTTGGAGAACTCTGGACTTAGCCAG